TACTTCTGGCCAGTAGAATCAACATTTGGACCAACTGGACAAACTGCTACTGATAATGGAAAATTTGGTATTTTAGATGAACCTACATTTGATACCATCATGACAAATGAGCCAGTTAGTCAATATTTTGGATGGGATTTATTCCCAGTTGATGTAATTGGAACTAGAATAAGTCCAATGATTAAGCCTGAAGTTTGGGGAGGCTATGGATATAGAGACCAAATTACAGGCGCTCCTAGATATTTAGATCTTGTAAATGACATAGATCTATCTCAATTTGATGCTATATTCTTCCGTAATTTCCCAGAACAGACTGAGGAATTAGATGAATATGTCCGTCAGGAATTCTCAGATACATATTTTGGTGTCAAAGAAGCAGACCTATATCAGAATTTCCTAACGTCTCTTAGAGCCGCTGTAGATCAGGGCCTATCACTTTATATCACTAACTCTAAGTTAGCCCTGGATTTGGGCATTGTAGACCGTGTAGAATTAGTTTCAGATCTAGCTGAAGGACAATTTTCGCCTACTAGCTCATATGTAACTTCTTTACTTCCAACTGGTTCTGTAGCATCAACTGGAAAATATATTGATACACATAGAAATAATAGATTTAGAGTAGTTAATACTTTACCAGGATTAACAGATGATAATACATATATCTGGAGAGACTGGATGTACTTTGAAAATGATGATGCCTTAGATTTTGGAGGCACAAATAGACCTTATTTATCTATTTTGCATAAGCCTAATGGATTAGAGGTCGGAGATACTTTTGTAAATGCTAGTGCAACATTACAAAGAACTGTTTATGAAGCAGCTCCATTTGAAAATGTTAAAGCTGGTAAAATTATTACTGCTTTTGCAAATACCATCAAAACTGGAAATACTGAAACAAATAATCCATATAAGAATTATGCAACTTGTATAGCTGTTGAGCCAGGTACAATATTAAATGGCAAGGCAACTGGCGGAAAAATATTTGTAAACTTCACAGAAAGATTACAAGGAAGCGTTTCTGAAATATCAGGAAGCGTTTCTGTAGGTCGCCGTCCTATATTTTCAGCTAGAGAAGAATTAGCCGTAGAGTTAATACAAGATAAATGGATTAATTTAGCATTTGAAGAACAACAGATAACAGAACAAAAGAAAAATGAACTTTTAGCTTCTGATGATAATTTAGATCGTAGACTTGAAGCAGCTATTGCAGCTGGTGCATCTCAAAACGAAATAGCTGAAATTAATAAGTTAAAATATTGGGATTCAAATGGCATTAATATATTAGTTCAAAAAGATTTTATAGGTGATTTAACTGGTGGTAGAACTCCTACTCCTAGTGGTGGTGGGTCAAGAGATCTACAATCTACTAATGAAGTTAAATATGCCGCCAAAATACGTACAATTAGAACTGCAAGAGTTAATAGAGTTAAATCTTCAGGACAAGTTGGTGCTGCAACAGTAAGAACCGAATTACCTTGGTTTACATTTACATATGCTTATCAACATCCAAGAGTAATTGTTGATGTTTGGTCAATGCTTACTCGTGGATTTAGATGGTTATCTGAAAAAATATTGGATGATGGCTTAGTAAATCGTGTGCAGGCTATGACTATAGCTAAATCAGAAATGATAATGCCTATAGTAGTTGCAGATAAGGATAGATCTGTATCCGCTTCAGCTATGTTGGCCAATGCTACAATAATACATGCGCCAGGATATGCCTTGGCTGATGTTTCCAACACCACATTGCCTTTGACAGCAACTGCTAAATTTGGAGACTTTGTAAAGAACATTGTGGCTGAACCATTCATAGCATCAGCTCTGATTAGACAGCCAAGAATTGCTGGAATAGAAGAAGATGAAATTGTGGTCTACATAAATCATGTTGATCCAATACTATACTTAAGGGAGGACATAATCAAATGATTAGTCAATACTGGAAAGACCAAATACCTGCCAGACCTCTTTCTATACAGGTAAAAGACCAGGACGGAAACGATATGGATCTTTCTGGATACACTACCTTTACAGTTAAGATGTTGGGCAGCTATAATGAAGAAATAGATCTAACAGGATCTGAATTAAATACATTAAATGCTGATATCGGAAAATTCACATTTAAATGGCCAACAACCCGCAGTCTATTTGAATTTCCTGGAGACTATGTGTTTCAGTTAGAATTAAGTGGGACGGGCAAGAAGGACTATACAACTACACACACTTTGCGTGTTAGAGAATTGGGAAGGGTAAGAAATGTTATCAACCGTTAACAGCGTAAGAGAATACACTGGCTATGAATCTACTCTTGAATTAATTAAAAGGGCTCAAGCCATCATAGAAATATTTATTGGCAAGGATGAAATAGAAATAGAAAATCCTGCTGACTTACTATTGCTAGATAAGATGGTAGCTTATCAGACAGCATACATGATTGAAAATGAGGATATGGTCTTCAAACAAGCTGCTCTGACAAGCCAGGGACAAACAGATGCCTTGGTCAATTTTGATACAAGAATGTTGTCGCCATTTATCGCACCACTTGCAGTCATGGCGTCAGCTGGATTATCTTTCAATAGATCACGCAGCTATCAGACTGGTAAAATTTTCCAGTTTCCAAAAATTACTAAATGGAGAAATGTGTAATGTTATTTAACGCATATAAGGCATACAAATATTCTGCAGATTATTATGGATATGTTGAAATAACTTCTGCAGATGGTACTGTAACTGAAAGAAGATACTCAACAGTTCCTCTTGAAATTAAGATAACAGTAAGTACAAGCTTTATTGGTAATTTAATATTAATGACAAAACAAAAATTACAGTTTGCTGGACGGCTTGCAAATGTCCGTGACAAAAATGGTAATCCAATATATGAAGATGGAGTTTGGGAAATAGATCAGACAATGCCAATAACAAGTCCAGTCGGATTAGTAGAAGGCTATAAATATAGAGCTTTTTTAATTGAGGGCGCAATTTAATGTCAATTAGATTTGCTAGATTTGCATTTGGTGCTGCAAGAAGAAGCAATACAACTAGTCTTTCAAGAGTTCGACGTGGTGGCGGAGGAATGCCAGAAGGATTAGGTAGCTCTTTTGCTAGATATGGTCTTGAAGAAGCTGCTGAAGATTTTGCTTTAACCAAAGCATTTGGATTTGATGACGCTGCTTGGGAAAAACTTTTTGATGAAATTATTAGAAGCAAAGTAGACTTGGCTGCAAATCCTGGGCAAGAAATAATTTTAAGAGACGAATTTGTAACAAAATCAATTAATTATTGTAAATCTAGAGGAAAAGATTTCAATCCTCCAGATTATGTACGTTATTTGGAATCTAATATAAGAGAAGATAAGTTTGATGCAATTGATATTATAGCTGAAGACACTGGCGAAGAATTAGGTGAAGCTTTTGAATCAATTTATGGAAACTATGGACTTTCTTTTGCTCTTGGCGGTCTTATTGGAAGAAGCAGGGGAAGAGTAATGTCAAGATTTGCAGAAGCTAAAGCTTATGGAGATAGACTAAGAAGAATGTCAGATTTAAATAATTATTTTTCTACTGAATATACTGCAGGAAGAAAATACAGTTCAAACTCTGAAGCTCTTGCTGCTTATCAAGGTCAAGCGATTAAAAATTATGCAAGACAAAATAATATTAGTTTGACAAAAGCGTCTAGAGAATGGAATACAAATGCTGCCTCAGTGCAAAGAAGCAGGGAAACAGCAACTAGACATTTAACTAGAATGGGTTACGCAAGTGGATTAACCGTAGCTGCAAAAAATAGAATAAATGAAAGTAGACAACAAGTAAATAATTTAGGATACAGACCATAATGGAAATATTAGGCGCAGTCTTATCTGTAATTGGTGTCATCTCATATCTTGAGACAAGAATCAAAAAAGAATTAAAGCCAAATGGCGGGAGTTCCTTAAAAGACCAATTAAATAGATTAGAAGATAGAGTTAATCACCTATACGATCATCTAATAAACAAATAGTTGACATAGGAAACAACATGTAGTATGATTGGTATACATCACCAGAAAGGATGTATATGGATTACTTTGAGTATTTAAGAGCAATCAGAAATTCTGATCTATCAACGAAGGCTAGAATAGTAGCATTAATTATAGCTTCTTACAACCCGTCATTTCCTACAAATAAACTTATTGCAAGTGGAACTGGCTTATCTGAAAGAAGTGTAAGAACTGCCAAGGCGGAACTAGTTGCCGCTGGTTATTTAAAACAAGCAGCACAATGGAATGCGGCAAATCATTACACACCCACGGCACCAGCTGCCGCAGGGGAGGCACGAGATTACCACCTAAATACAAATATAAATACAAAAGAAATACAAACTAATGAATTTTCTAACGAAAATTCATATGTAGTTTCTAAAACAAAAGAAGCCAAAGAAGATTCATTTGTAAAAGATACAAAAGAGATGGCCGCCGCCGCACCATGGAATGGAGAATGGCGATGAAAAAAGAAATTAAAGCCAAGGCGCCCCTGGATCAAGCAATTGACACATTGGAAAATGCCGTAGAGACACTAGATGAAATGATTAAAGTTATGCAAGATAGCCAAGCCACGCTCCGCAGCTGGCTGGAGCCAGGAAATACAATTGGATGGGTAGAAGATGTTCAAGAGAAGAACTGAAGAAATAGAAAGACCTATTTGTGGTTGTGGCAAGCCAGCAACCTATCAAGGACACACTAAGAATGGATTTAAAGTCTGGAAATCAGGTTGTTCTAATTGCCAATACTATGCAAAAAAGCATAGAAAGAAATTCTGCGAAAAGTGCGGGAGCAAAAAGAAACTCCAGATAGATCACATAGATGGAAATAGATCCAATAATGACCCAAGCAATTTAAAGACACTTTGCCATCCTTGTCATATTGATAAGACGACGGAATATAATGAATGGAGATACAGATAATGAAAAATTGCACAGTTTGTAAAATAGATAAGCCATATGAAAACTTTCATAAATCAGCAAAAACATCAGATGGCTATACTTTCAGATGTAAGACCTGCCAGAGTGCCTATTACAAAGGCTATAACGCTTCCAGGAAGGCCGCAAACGCAAAATATGTGCCAGACTCTAAGACATGTCTTCAATGTCGCTCAGAGAAGCCTATAAGCCAATTTGGCATTAGGCAAAACAGTCCTGATAAACACAATAGCTACTGCAAGCCTTGCTGGAGAAAAAGATGTTATGAATCGATGAAGCGCAATGGCAGGTAGAAAGAGATTACCTGATCATCTCCTCAAATATCCTCGCCCAGGCTCAAAGCCAAGGGTACGCAAGGAATACAATATGAGGGTGGTGGAAGAGAGAGGGATAACCTATAAAGAACCTATCTTAATCAAATCCTTCTGGAAAGACTATACAATGGACCAAGTATTAAATATGACAGATGAAGAACTAATTCAAGCCATAGATAAATATCTTGATGAATTTGCAGCCAGACAAATTAAGAACGATAAAGCTTGGGACTTTCCAATAAAGCCAGAATATCTAACTCTTGACCCAAACTGGAAAAGATGATAGAATATACAAGTTGAGTCTCGTTGCTCGACGTTTTTCACCTTATGAGATGCCCTGGAGCCCCTACAAACCGACTCATCCAGGGCATCTTTTCTTTTATAATAGTATAATTAGCATATAGTGAGAGGTTGCAGTATTTAATGGACATGAGAGATATGTTTGATCCACAGGGCGGAACCAATAGGCTTTATCCCTATGCTAAAGATGTACATTATCACCCAGATGGTACATTATCTATGACCCTAGAAATATATAACGATATAGACACTAAACAATTTACCTTTGGATTTACACCACAAGGTAATCTAAAAGACTTCTTGGAACTAATAAATGCAGAATAAACAGGGCGGAGAAGCTCAAAAGATAAAGACTATTATAGATAAGAATAGACATGGAATAAGAAGAGAAATTCCAGCAGCAGGATATAAAGCAGTAAAAGCTTTGAATAAGAAGAATAAGAAGAAATGATTGATATATCTATAAAAAATATCAGAAACGTATGCGTAATGTCAAATATTATGACAACATGCATATATATGACAATATGTCAAGGGAGAATATGATGGGATATCCAACATTTACGGAAGAACAAATATCAGAATTTATTGAATGTGCAAATGAAATGGGAATTGGTCCAGCTATGAGATATTTGGGATATCCTAAATCTTATCATACTGCAAAGAAGTTCTATTTACAAAGATCTTTAGATCTTCCCACCGCAAATACATTAGCAGTAATGGCTAAACAATTAGATATCTTTTATAAAGATAAAGATAAGATTATTGCCGCCCAGGCAATTATAGATAGGGCGGTGGAGAAATTATATGAAGATGATCTCTTGTCAGAAGATATCAATAAGCTATCTAATGCCATACATAAAGCCATACAGACAATTAATCTAATTGAAGGTAAGTCTACAAATATAAATGAGAATAGATCTAAAGATGGAACAGATCTTGCAATTGTCGACATATTAAATGAAGCAAAAGCAAGAAACAATTTAATTAAAGATAAGGTTCAAGAAGAAAACTTTGAGCGAGATACTACCCGTTCATAAAAAAAAATAAAAAAATATTTTTTTGTTACTGTAAGTAAATTTCTACAGTAAAATTGATACATATAACAACAGGAGTAAATTGGAACTAGAAGAATATTTGGCAGATATTAATCCTGAATTGCTGACAATTTCAGAAGGCAGGCGGGAATTAACTAAATTTGATCCAATGCTCTTTGCTCTTATATATTTGCCACATCATTTGAAAAATTCAAACGACGAGCTCACTTTATCTGAATTTCACTGGGCTTTGGCGGAATATGGAAAGACATGGATCAATAGACCCACTAGACCTAAGCAACATAGAGATGCATTTATTGCTCCTCGTGAATGTGGGAAGTCTACTTGGATCTTCTTGATACTACCACTATGGGCCGCCGCCCATGGTCATATTAAATTCGTAGCTGCATTTTCAGATGCTGCTAGTCAGGCAGAAACACATCTGATGACATTTAAGAATGAATTGGACACAAATGAATATCTCAAAGCAGATTACCCAGCACTATGTACACCTAAAATTGTCGGTAGCACTGGGCGTTCCCTTGCGAATAATAGCTGGAGAATTGTTCAGACAAATGATTTTATCTTTGATGCTAATGGCATTGATACCAACTCTCTGGGTAAAAAAGTATTTGGCCAAAGACCAGACCTGATTATCCTTGATGATATAGAAAAAGGCGAGAAGAATTATTCTGAATATCAAGCTGGACAACAGAGAAATACAGTATTTGATGATATTGCCCCTATGAATATATATGCTCGTATGATTATTGTGGGAACTACCACTATGCCTAATTCTATGATGGATCAATTTAGAAAACACTCTGAAGGGCACACAGATAAGGATCTACAGTGGATTACAGACCAGAATGTACGGGTTCACTACTTCCCAGCCATCATGACCGCTGATGATGGCTCAGAACGCTCTGTATGGCCTCAGAAGTGGCCTCTAGACTGGTTGTTAAGCCAGCGTCACTTACGTGACTTTGCCAAGAACTACATGAATCGTCCTGTAAATGCTGACGGGAATTTCTGGACAGAACAAGATATAATTATTGGTGAGCTTGAAGAATATGGAAATACAATTATTTCTATTGATCCAGCAGTAACAAAGAACAAAATTTCTGACTATACGGGCATAGCCGTATTGTCCAGAGGCGAAGATGACAACATTTATGTTAGAGAAGCCATTCAGCTGAAGGTTTCTCCATCAGAATTAGCTGACAGAATCGCAAGCCTAGTTGATTTCTATGAGCCTGGAGTTATATATGTTGAAACTAACCAAGGTGGAGATCTTTGGCAGGATGTTTTTAAAGGCATACCTGTTAAATATAGATCAATAAGGCAAAGTGTTTCAAAGCAAATCCGTGCAGGAAAAGCTTTGAACTTTTATCAACAGGGAAAAATTAGACATACCGCACATTTCCCTGCGCTAGAAGAGCAGATGTGGGCATTCCCAAAGATATCTCACGATGACGTTCTAGATGCGGTAACGTCTGGAATCTTATATTTCTTGGATAATAAAACTCCAAAAGTATTAGCCAGACAATTAAATTACTTGAGGAGATAAAATGTCAGACTTAAAGAAGGGTTTTGATCATATTGTTTCTCAAATAGATGAATATAAAAGAGCTGCAGCTTATTATGAGGGTTCTCAGCCAGAGGTCTTTCAATCTCAACGTTGGATGAGAGTATTTAGATTTGAAGGTTCAGATTTCAGATTTAATTTTACAAAAACTGTTGTTGATTCTGTATTAAATAGACTTGATGTTAATCAGGTTCAGGGAACAACTGAGGCAGCTAACTCATATATTGATCGTATTTGGAATCAAACTGATATCAGAATCGATATAAATGAAATTCATCGCAATGCTTTAATGTATGGAGATTGCTATGCAATTGTTTGGCCAGATGCAAATGGAGTTGTTGGTATTGATTATAATTCACCATTAACAACAAGCTTAGTATATGACCAAGAAAATCCTAGAATTAAATCATTTGCAATTAAAATGTGGCAAATTGATGCTGAAGATGAGAAAATTATTAAAATAAATCTGTATTATCCAGATCGTATTGAAAAATATGAAGGTAGAGGAGATTTAGAGTATATAATTAATCTTCCTCTTATGAATTTAACAGAAGTTGTTCCAAATCCTTGGAATGAGATTCCTGTTTTTCATTTCCGCACACATAAGCCTTATGGAAAGCCAGAGCACTATGATGCATATGGCCCACAAGATGCAATTAATAAATTAATTAACACACACATGTACACAGTAGATTACCAGGGCGCACCACAAAGATATGCTTTGACAACTGGTGGACAGACAGCAGAGCTTGAGGATTTTTCTCAAGATGATACTGCTAGAGAAAATCTAGGTTCATTGCAAAATGGGCCTGGACAATTATGGTATTTACAAGGTGTGCAAGCAGTTGGGCAGTTCCCAGCTGCAGATCCAGAAACATTTACAAAGCCAGTTCTAGACTTTGTCAATGCAATGGCAGCAATAACAAGTACACCTCTTCATTTCTTTATGAAGGGTGCATATATCCCATCTGGAGAAGCATTACGTGTAGCAGAAGCTCCATTGACAAAGAAAGTCCTTAATCGTCAATTAGCTTTTGGTTCTACATGGAGAGATTTGTTCAAATTTATGCTTCGTGTTGAAGGAATATCTGCAGATATTGAAATTGACTGGGAAAATCCAGAAACAATTGATACTGTTGACCAATGGGATATCGCTGTTCGCAAAAAGTCAGTCGGAATGCCATTAGAGCAGATTCTTTTGGAGCTTGGATATGACGCAGAAATCGCAGCACAAGTTGCTGAGGCATCTGTGGTCCCAACAGGCCAGACAGAAAATATATCATTACAATCTACAGGCGTAAATGCCAATAATCTTGCTACAGAACAATCTGCAGCAGAAAGAAATTAAGGATAAAAAATGGAAGAAACTCAAGTGGATGGTACGTCCCAAGAGATTAAAGATCCAGAAGCTGTACTAGCAGCTTTGGACCGTGCCAAGAAGGATGCAAAACAATTTAGGGAAGAAAAAGAAGCCCTAGAAGCCAAGATGGCACAATATGAGGAACAGAATGCTAAATTTAGCGGTAAGTTACTCAAAGAAAGAGTAATTCAGGAATTAAGTAAACACAATATTGCTAATACTGAAAGAATTCTTAAGTTTGTTAAATTTGAAGGACTTACATTTGATGATGAATTTAATGTATTAGGTCTTGATGATCAAATTAAAGAGTTGAAATCAGATTTTCCAGAATTATTTGATCCAAAGTTGCTAGTAGCAGGCAAAGCAGATTCGGCGGAAGCCAAATCTGTAGATAAACCAATATCAACAAGCGAAAAACTAGCTAGAATAGCGCTTGGAAGATAGATTTATAACGTTAAATAATGTATAATTGGTCTATGCAAGTCTCCAGATGGACGTTTGGACTTGCGACCATAGATGTATTGGACGATAATCTATTTTCAAAAGTTTAAATTAACATTTCTAAGGAGAAATAAACATGGCAAGAACAGATTTTACTGAAGCCAATGGTTATATTCTAGAAGAGCAAGGCTCAGCAGTTATCCAAGATCTCTTGGCTAATTCTGCTGTTGAAGCATTTGCTCGTCGTGAGACCATGGCTTCTCGTACAAAGACTGTACCTCGTTTTGTTGCAGACGCTCCAGAAGTTGTAGCTGAAGGTGTAGCAATTCCAGAAGCAACAGCAACTCTTGATGAAGTTGTCTTGACAGCAAAGAAGTACGCAAAAATTATGCATGTTTCTGAGGAAGATCTAAATGATAACCTCGTAGACGTGCTCACAGCATATCGTAGAGAATGGGCAAGCCGCTGGGCTCGTAAATATGACAACGCCTGCTTAGGTGTAAACGTCGTATCTGATGGCGCAGATGCTGCTCCATATACATCTCTATATGCTGCAATTAACTGGAACACAAACCGTATCCAGACCGCAGGCGATCTAACATTTGATGATATCAACAATGCTCTTGGCATTGCTGAAGATTCAAGCAAGTTTGATGCTGCAAATACAGTATTTATGGCACACCCAAAGATGCTAGCACACATCCGTGGAATGAAGGATGCTAATAATGAATTAGTTCTTCCAAACCCAGTTGCAGGTACTCCAGGATCACTCTTCGGATACCCACTAGTTGTATCTTACGGTGCAGCCACATCAGCTGCTGCTTCGGCAAACCCAACAGGAAATCCATTGCTCATCGTCGGTAACCGTCAGATGCTCATCAATGGTATCCGTGGTGGTCTAGAGTCCGTAGTATCTCGTGATGCTGAATTTACCAAGGATGGCGTCCTCTTGAAGATGCGTATTCGTCGTGGCTTTGCTGTAGCAGATGCTGACGCTTTCGCAATCGTTGAGAAGACTCCAGCTGCATAAGGAGGAACTGAATAATGCCAAGCAAACTATACGGTAACTTCTTAAAGCAAGCCCTCAATAAGGAAATTGACTGGGATTCAGATACCATTAAGGTAGCTCTTCTCAGCTCTTCCTACACACCTAACCAGGACACACACGATTATTTCGATGACGTGTCTTCATTTGAAGTAACTGGTACAGGATATACCACTGGCGGAATCACCTTGGCTTCCAAGACTTCCACCTATGATGGTACAAACAACGTAATCGTACTTGATGCAGCTGACGTTACTTGGTCATCTTCAACAATTACTGCTCGTTATGCAGTAGTTTATGATGATTCAGGTGCTTCTGCAGCAGCCAAGGCTCTTATTGGATATGTTGACTTCGGTTCAGACCAGTCATCAACCAATGGTAACTTTACAATCACATGGGATTCGACAGGTATCGTTCGAATCACCGTAGCGTAAGGTAACACGCAATGGACGTAAGAGTAGAAGCGGGACCACTAACAGCAGCCGCTGTAGCGGTGGAGTCAAATATAACTGTCGTAGCCCTTTCTGGTGTCGTCGTCGTAGCTCCAGTTATATCTCGCTTCTCTCTTACTCCAGTAATTTCTGTAGGCGGAAATAGTATTTCATCTGTGACACCAACTAAGTCTTTGATAGGAGTTAAGGCGTAGCCAAGCTACGCCTATTTTTATGGCCTCATATTATGATCAAGTAAATAGCTTAAGCCCAAGAGTTTGGTATCGTTTTAACGAAACAGCAGGAACTCCTACAAACTCAGGCGGGTTATCAACAACTGCTACATTTAACTCATTATTATTAAATGAACAAACAGATGTAGATGGCCGTGCTACGTATTTTGATGGAACTGATTCTTATATAAATCTAAATGCTTGGCCAGCATTTTCTTTATTTGATGATAAATCATTTACAATTGAATTTTGGTTTAAATTAGCTACACAAGATTCAAGTACTAGACCAATTTTCCAATTTGGTTCATTCTCAATTGATATGATTCGCATGTCTTCTGTAGGAACTTCTGATGCCACTAATAGCGGAAAACTTTATTTAAATCCAGTATCTATTGGAGAAGCATCTGGAGATAGAGATATATATTCTACAAATACTTATTTTGATACAAAATGGCACCATTGTGTAATTACAGTAAATACAACTTCTTTAAAGTGGTACATAGATGGAAACCTTGAAGCCACAAAAACATTGGCAACTGGATCTTTAAATATAGATAGTCTTTCTGCTTCACCAAATACATATAGATTAATTGGTGCTTCAAGATCTAACACTACTGGAAATATTAACAGTACCAAATATCGTGGGTGGCTAGATGAATTTGCAATCTATGGATATGAATTAACTGCACAAAATGTATTAGATAATTTTAATGCTGGTGCCTCTGTAGACTTTGCAGATATTCCTGGTACTGCCAGCTCATTATTTGTAATGCCTGCATTCTCAGTAGAGACAGTATTATCAGCAGCTCCAATGACTGCATCTGCAACTGGAGAGGGCCATGCGGCATCTACAGTAGAATTCCCAACATTATTAAACACATATATGTCTGGATTAACTCTTCAGACTTGGTTCAAATTTGATAAGGCTAAAGTATTAACTGATTATGGAACAGAGCCAACTAGAGCTTCTTCATGGGG